ACAAAGGAGCAACAAAATGTTTAAGACAAAGCACCGACCAGACGGGACAACGTACACTTGCCTCGTTGACACCGCCCCGGAGTGGCTTCGAGAAGCCGTTTACGAGGCGCACGACGGTGAAATGCCCAACGAGTGGCGATACGAGAAATGCGCCGGGTTGTGGGATGCGATTATTGACGAGGCGAACGGTGGGGTCGAGCCTTACGAGTTGGCCGAAGACCTCATTGACGTTTACACCACCGACCTGCTGGCGTGGTTGACCCCTTGCCGGGTTCATTACGTTGACACCGCCATTACCGAGTTTGGTGACATCGGCGCATTTCAAAACCAAGGCAGCCTCGCTGTTCGTTTCATCACGATAGGTCAAGGTTACGCCCTAGACCAGATGGCACTCACCCTCACCGAGGCTTACACCAACAACCAAGAAGAGGAAGTAGCATGAGCCAAGTAACTATCCGAAACCCCGAGGAGGGGGATGTTTGGACAACCACCGGGTGGCGACCGGTTGAGTTGTTCACCGACGCTTCGAGTGTGTTGACCAGCGACGAGGGTTTGTGCGTTATTCGCCTTGCCGACGGTACAGCGCTTTGCGTTCAATCAGCAGACCTAGAATGGAGTGACCAACAATGAGTAACCAACTAGTACCGATGTCCGAGGCGCAAACCTACGACCTCATCCTCAAACAAGCCGAAATGCTGGCGCAATCCAAAATCGTGCCTAGTGCTTACCGCCGGCAATCCCCAGACATTGTCGCCGCGGGTTTAGCAGGCCGGGCTTATGGGTGGGACGTGATGACTGCTTTGCGTAACTTTCACGTCATCGAGGGTACTGCGTCGTTGAAACCGGAAGCCATGCTTGGTCTAGTTCGCCAAGTGGGTCACTCGGTCACCATTGAGGTCACCGACACTCACGCCACGGCGACCGGCAAGCGGGCAGACACCGGCGACACCCATGTTTCGACATTCACGATGAAAGACGCTGAAGCGGCCGGGTTGGCGAAAAAACGCAACTGGGCGCAATACCGTTCGGCAATGTTGACGTGGCGGGCTGTGTCCCAGTTGTGCCGAGTTCTGTTCCCTGACGTTGTGTTGGGCGCAGGTTACGTCCCTGAGGAAATCGGGGCAAGTGTTGACCAAAGTGGCGACGTGATTGACGCTGAAATCATGGAAACCAACAACGGCGAAACATGGATGGTTGAGCCATCAGCGGTCAAAGCATCCGAAGAGGTTGAGGTGGAAACCATTGACCTAGCGACCACCAACGCCATCAGCACCATCATTGAGTTGGTAACAGGCATGGACAGCGTTGAGAAAGACCTGTTAAAAGAGTGGTGGAAGCTCGAAGGCATCCCACCGTTAACGTCGAAGAGGATCACCACCGCCCAAAGCGAACTCATTTTCGGCGAAATCGAAAGCCTCGGTGGGATCACCATCGCCCGGGCTTAAAGTAAACCAAATACGAAAGGTTTACTTTGGGCGACACTCAACGACTAACCACCGACACCGGGGCGTTCACGATCATCCCGGAGTGGGTGTTAGACAATAAACAACTAGCGCATGGCGCTGTCCGTCTTTACGGTGTGTTGGCGCGATACGCCGACACCGGTGGGCGGTGCTGGCCTTCACGGGAAACACTTGCCCGGCGGGTGGGGTGCTCGAAAGGCACCATCGACCGGTTCGCGGAATCGCTCGTTACCGTGGGGGCGTTAATCATTGAACGTCGTAAAACCGAAGAGGGGAAAAGTAACATGACCAACATTTGGGTGATCCACAGGGTGGCACCATCAGCGAGCCCCCCGGGCTCCGCTGGTAAAGCCCCCCGGGCTCCGCTAGCGGCGCGCAGAACTAGAACCAGTGAACTAGATAAAGAACAAGCCAACGAGAACATTGCCGTGGTCTGGTCAGCGTGGGTAGAGTCAACTGGTAAAAACAAAACACGAACGCAACTCGATACTAAACGTGAGAAACTCATCGCCGAGGCTTTACACGACTACCCTGTCGCTGACGTGGTCGCCGCGGTGACCGGGTGGAAACACTCACCGCATCATCGTGGCGAAAACGAGCGCAACACGATTTACAACTCGTTGAGCTTGCTGTTACGCAACCCTGAGAACATCGAAAGGTTTCGTGACCTACACCCAACGCCACGACCTGAACCGATCCGAGTCGCTGACGTGGTCGCCGAGGACAAACGAGACACGATTTCACGAAAAGAGTCAGCGAAACAGGCCGCAAAAATACGTGAAAACCTACGCAAATGATTTTGACCACCGAGCCAACCGGGCCAATAGATACCGGCGATGATTGTGAGGAGGTGCCCGCGGAATGGAAGGCCACGGTAAACACCGCCCCACTTTCGCTCGGTGGTCAAACCTTCGTGGGGGTCGACCTACCCGTTTTCGTAATAACGGTTAAAGGTAACCTGCGTGAACATCGGGAAGAACATTTAGAGCAGCCCTATGCTGCCCGCAAAATGCGAACGGCCCCGGTGGAATCGTTCAAGGTTGCCCGGTTGACCCCCACCACTAACCAGCCATGAAATCACCAGTCGATCGGTGCAAAAAGATTCTGGTAGGGGTCGCCACCTACTTGCTGTTCATGTCCCCGCTTTTGGTCATTGTTGCTTTGATGTGCGTAGCGATTTCGATGAACATGGCGGGGCGATGACAGCGACCTTTTACTTAGGCACCGACAACCCAGCCTGGCTCAAACGGTACGAAGGGCCGTTGTTTGTTTCCCGCCGGCGGTTGCAGCGCTACAAAACGTTACCGGTGGCAGTCGGTCGGTGGGTTTGCGACTCGGGTGGGTTCACCGAAATACATAAATACGGCGAATGGCGGTTAACGCCCAAAGAGTACGCAGGCATGGTTACTCGTTACGCCGATGAAATAGGAGGTCTAAACTGGGCAGCACCACAGGATTGGATGTGCGAACCATCCGCGGTTGAGGCCACCGGGTTGACCCCAGCCATCCACCAAAAAAACACAGTAAAAAACTTTTTGGATTTACGGCAACGCCTCGGTGGGGTCGTCATCCCAGTTTTACAAGGGTGGGAGCTCGACGATTACGCCCGGTGTGTCGACCTGTACGAAAAAGCAGGAGTAGACCTCACCAAGGAGGCGGTCATCGGGTTGGGGTCAGTTTGCCGACGATCAGCAGACAACGAAATCACCGCCATCATCGCGAGTCTTCAACCATTGCGCCTCCACGGGTTTGGGATGAAAGGCAAAGCGTTTGTGCGTAACGCCGACCGCCTTGTGTCCGCAGACTCGTTGGCGTGGACATGGAAAGCCCGGCGTTACCCCGGGTTACCAGAATGCGTCGGTGAACATAAGTGCTGTAAAAACTGCTACCCGTTTGCTGTAAAATGGCGGGACAACTTCTTAAACCAAGCCAACCAACCCCGACTCTTCGACCCAAAGGTATAACCATGAAACGCTCACCCCTCAACCGCTACACACCGCTCCAACGAGGCGGCCCACTCAAACGCAAAACAAAACTCAAACCTGTGTCGGCGAAACGCGCTGCCATCACCGGGGCGCGCCGGCAACTAGTCAAAGAGCAACTCGCCTTACGAGAACATTGCGAAGCAGGTTTCACAATCCGGCGATGGCGAGAAGACGAGTACGGGGCGAGCTACGCTGACGAACTTGACGAAACCCAACCATGCCTCAAACGGGCGACCGACATCCACGAGCCACTCACCCGGGGGCGGGGTGGTGACATCCTTGACCCCGAAAACACTCTTGCCTTGTGTCGGGTTTGCCACGACTGGATACACGCAAACCCACTCGCCGCCACCGAACTCGGGTTACTGCGCCGCGCTGACCCTAATAACGGGTAGGGTGCGGCCATGAGTGACAACCAGCCACGGCAATGGGTGCTAACCGACCAGCGTAAACCTTGGACGGTCAACGCCGAGCGCACATGGCATTACCACAAACGAGCGACCTACGTCCGCGAGTGTCGGGAACGTTTTGCTTGGCTCGCACTCGAAGCCCGCATCGGGTCACTCAAACGTATCCAAGTAGAAGCGACCCCGTTCGCCAAAGACCGGCGGGGAATCCAAGACGTAGCCGCCTGCCTGCCAGCGGTGAAAGCAGCCATCGACGGGCTCGTAGACGCAAAAGTGATTTACGACGACGACCCCACTCACCTCGTGTCTCTCACTTTTTACGGTACTCAAGTAACCGGGGTGGCCGGCCTTCAACTAGTAGTCACCGAACTCAACTAAAAAAAAGGAAATCATGGAAACCACTAACCCCACCGGGGCCGAGTTAACGGCTCGCATCCGTCACCTCCTCGACGAGGTCACAAAAACATCCAACCTCCGGCAAGAGGTCTGGCACGACGAAAACCGGGCAGGCGCGTCGCAACTCGATCTGGCTGAGAAAGCAGGCGTAGTCGAGCACACCGTTTACTGCGAAATAAGGAAGCACCGCGAAAGAGTTGACACCTAACCCTCACTAGGTCTATACTTCACCTGTGGCCGCGGTGGTCATCAAAACAAAGGAGCAACAAAATGATAAACATTTACGATTACAACGAGGCCGGGGAGCGCAGGTACCGGCAAGCGAAGCTCGAACGGGAACAATCAACCCCAGCGTACGAGGCAGAGCGTTTGCGCCACTTGGCGATACCGGAGCGTTTCGCTATTTCCTCGCATGACAACCCGGTGCAGAGCGAAGCCGTTGAGCACGACCACGAAGAAGACGACACCCCCACCCCGGTTTACGGCAAGTGGGAAACCCTTTACAAGCACATCCAAGAAGTGGGGCTTGTGGCCTTCGCCAAGCAAGACGACCAAAGCCCTTTCGCCACTACGCTCACCGTTGCCGGTCTTTTGGGTTCAGATAAAGTAAACGCCCAAATCCGCGACGAGTTTGGCGACACGCCTTACGCAGCCCCAAAGGTTGATCGCAAAACCGGGTTGTGCGGCGGTGGCGATGCGTGGCCAACGTGTTGCTGTGGCCACCGGTTCATGGAATGGCTCGAAGGCCGTGTCATGGACGAAACCCGTTAGCACCCACCCCCAGAGCAGCCACGGGTTGCCGCCACGATCACGACGTGGCTGGGGACGACGACCCAACCGGGTCATCAACCAACAAAGGAGAAAATGAAATGACACCAAAAGAAAAACAACAACTAACCGAAGCACTCAACCATCAGTACCCCAGAACGGAAGGGTTCGTTTGGGAAATGTATGTAGAGTCAGCAGTTGACTTCATAGACAACCGACTCGTTGACTTCATCACACGCTCCAACTTCATGACCCCCGTAATGGTAATCACCCAAGCACACCAGCATTACGACGCTGACCGAACCCGATTCAACCAAGACTGGGCAGACACGTTAGTCAAGGTGTACGCGTGAGCGAATGGTCAAACAGCAAAGAGCAACTCGCCGTGTACCGCAGCCTCGTTGACGGCGGCCTACCGTGCTGGGAAGCGTGGGAGCGGTCAGACCCGGAGGCAGCAGCACGAGTCCGGGAGCGGGTCGCTGTTATCCGTGCTGAACGGGAGCGGTCAGCGAAGTACGCCACGGTCGCAAACGCTTTACAGCGAACCGACTACAACGAGTTGACCCGCGAACGGCTCGGGCAAATGGAAGACATCGCAGCCGAACGCCGACGACAAGAAATGGGCGGCTACTGATGGGCGACATACTCGTCGGGTTTCTGGCAATCGTGGGACTACTGTCAATCGTGGTTGCCGTGTTCACTTGGTGGCTTGTCACCACCGACCAGAAAGGCCGGGGATGAGCTTCCAGCACTCACCCCGCTGCCCTAACCCGCACGACGAGTGTGTGTGCGGGGCAAACGACGCAATGCTCGAATGGGCTGACCAGCAAAACGACCGGGTCGTAGCGCAACTCGAAGTAAACGAACGCGACATCGTCGCACAAGTGGGTTACGAATGAAACTCAATCTAGGTCTAAACGCCAAGTGGCGACTGAAAGCCGCTTGCCGAGAACACGACACCCCCGACTCGGTTCACTCCACGTTTTGCGCCGCTTGCCCGGTGTGGGGCGACTGCGTCAACGACGCTTTGCGGGTCGAAGCGGGGCAACCCAAGTGGGCGTTCCATTACACCCGAGGCGTTAACGCCTACGACAGACACACCTTGTTGGCCAACAACGACAACGACCCCGCCCGGGCTTACGCCGAGGCGCAACTCCGGTTACCGACCCGAGTGACCCACGCCACGACCAGCGCCTACACCCGTGGCTGCCGATGCGACCCTTGCCGGTTGGCGATGAGCGAATACCACGCCAAACGACGAAAGAAGGTCACCGCATGACAGGCACCCCACCGGGGCAACTCCGCCTCGGTTCTTTTTGCACCGGGTACGGTGGCCTCGACGCAGCCGTGGAAAACCATTTCGGCGCAAAACTCGTATGGTACTCAGAAATAGAGAAAGCAGCAAACACACTTTTAGAAACACGATTCCCAGACGTGCCAAACCTCGGTGACCTCACCGAAATCAACTGGGACGAAACCCCACCCGTGGACATCCTGTGCGCGGGTTACCCTTGCCAGCCTTTCTCAATCGCCGGCAGTAGAAAAGGAGAGCAAGATGAAAGAGCAATCTTCGGATACATCGCCGATTCCATTAGCGCACTACGACCCCGATACGTGTTGCTGGAAAATGTCGCAGGCCACCTTACTCTCGGAGGAGCCGGAGTCGTTGCGAGTCTTACCGAAATGGGGTACGACTCGCGGTGGGGCATTATACGAGCGGCAGACGCCGGCGCACCCCACCAACGCAAACGATGGTTTTGCCTCGCTACCAACACCGACGTGCAGCGACCGGGGCAACGGGAAATCGATAGAGGAATACGACGAGTGGGCGAACGCTCAGAAATCAGCGGACGGCCGGCCAGCAGTTCACGGGAAGAGCCTCGTCATCGAAGTCAAACGGTTACCGACACCCCGGTCGGCGATGGGGGAGTCACGCAACAACAACCTGTATGTGCGGCCACTCAACAAACCTCAGAACCTAGAGAACACGTTGGCGAGGATACTACTACCGACACCCCGGTCGTGTCTGAGCAACATGAAAGCTCTGAAAATCAGGGAAAACCATCACAACAATCTGGAGGAGATACTCGCCGAGGTGCTGTTACCGACCCCAACCTCGACGCATTGGCAATCCCAGTTGGCGCTACGGGACGACCCTTGCCGGTCGCTGAACGACGCGATCAGCCACGTCCTGTTACCGACACCAGCGGCGAGGGATCACAAGGACACAGGGGAGAACACGGATTACGAGAAACTAGCGAAGAAGTCGAAACTAACTGGGGTGATTATGACATTGCCATCCAACAATGGGGGCAAATCCTCGGGCGACCAGCCCCCAACCCCGCCGACGGCAAAGGAGTGAACCCTGTGTTCGTCGAATGGATGATGGGTTTACCCGAGGGGTGGGTCACCGGGTTGGGTTTAGCCCGCACCGCAGAACTCAAAATGCTCGGCAATGGGGTCGTCCCACAGCAAGCCGCTTTGGCGCTTACTGTTCTCGCCCCGGAGTGGGTGTGATACACTCAAAATAGAACTGGTGGCCACCCTGCGACCCACGGCGCATACCTCCTTTTGCGCCACCCCCGGTTGACCCTCCACGGGGTGGCCGGGGTGGTCACCAACCAACTCGCTAGCAACCATGCCCGTCACAAGGCGGTTGCCTCCCCCGACCGGGGTGGAGTCCATTAGCGAGCGGAAGCCCTCACGTCAACGACGTGGGGGCTTTCACTTTTTACGATGAGGCTCACGGGCGCGCCGGCGTTGGCGCTCACCTTTGCCACCCCATACGCCTTGCTCTAATGGCCACAACGACGACTCAAGGCAAACGTCAGAAACAGGGCAACCCCCGCAAATCTCCGAGGCTTTAGCCCCCACCCGCTCACCCGGTTCAGGAAACCACCAACGCGTTGGTTGCCCACGGCAAGCGGCTTTCAGTCGCCAACCATCATTGAGCATCCCAGCCTGGCTCTAAATAAGGGAAGCGGTATCGTCGCCTACGGGCAGCACCGTGGCGAGGAACCCTTTGATGACCGACAACCCGGCCGCGGCCGCAGCGACACCCGCTGAACGTGTATCGGTGAGGTCGGTCGCAACCCACAACGCCAGAAACGTTTGCGCTGCTGTAGCCAACGCTCGCTCAGCAACATCGAGGGCTTGGCGTTTCGTCAATGAAATCATTTTCGTCTTCTTTCTTAGTCAAGTAGAAACCAGTGTACGCTGCGAGCGTTGCCGTTACCAGCGCCCCGGTTGGGGTGAGCCGCAAAACCGGCCAACGAGCGACCTTCACCATCCCTCAGCCTTACGGTCGACCGTGAAGATCGGCGCGGCGACCGTAACCCCATGCTCGGGGGTCACCAAGAAAAACGCTTGCGCGGTGTCCTGCTCGTGAACCTCAAAACCGCTCGTAGCAGCGTATTCGTCTACGCCCTTCGGTGAACCATTTAATACCCAGCCAGCGGACGGTGCGAGAATCAGTTGATGAAAATGCCCCATGCACAGGATGTCATGCTTGGTTTGCGGGTTGGCGTTCAGGCGTAGACCGAGGCGTTTGATGACCGTGATTACGCCACCAGTTCCACCGCCGCCTTTCGCCATGTCTCCGTGCGTCAACAACAGCGTCGTATCGTGGACTCTGATGAGGGTGCTAGCAGACTCCGGCACTTGCCAAGTCACCCGGTCATCGTTTTTCATCATCATGGCGACCGACTGGTAAATCATCCAGTCGAAGTTGTCTCGGACACGACGTTTCGCCCGGGCTTTGCGGGTGCGCCTTCCGTGGTTACCGACCACACAGGCGACATGGACTTTGCCATAATGGTCAGCCAAGGTTTCAACGGTGGCTTGAAGTTGCCCAGTCCAATGAACAACCGTTTCCAGCATCGTCCCCTCATTGGACTCCGTGAGTTCTTCGTGGATGTCACCGGAAACCATGTCGCCACCCAGCAGCAGGACGAGTGAATCTATTTCCACCGGGCCACCCGCCACATAATCCCGCCCGAGGGCAATCGTTTTGTCTACAAACTTTTTCAATCGCATTTCAGCGATACGCCGGTCGTACTTGTTTACACCAGCAACCTCGTTCTGGTTGACGACCTCATCCCAATGGGTGTCTGAAAGCATCGCCACCGCAGTCGCAGCAGTCTTCTTCGGGCGTTTCGGTGAGAGCCATTTAGGGGCCGTCTGCGCCGTTGTAGCCTCATAGACACCCAATCGCACCTCTGCGGACTTCAACTCCGCTTCAGCGGCCTTCTGGGTGGCTTTGGCGGCACTCAGGGCAACCCTGTTCTTAATACTGGAGCGTTCCAACCGGGCTACCTGCCCCATTAGAACTTCGCTATCAACAAACCCGTCCAAGTCACCCACGGCTCAACCGGCGTTCATGAATGAGTGGTTCAACCCGGCGTACCGTGGACTCGGGGAAACCCTCACCAATGAGCCAACGGTTTATTTGAGCAGCCCCGGCTTGGCTACCCATGATTTGAGCAACCACCTCGGTGGGTAAAGTGTCCACCCACCGGGTTTGCGTATTTTGTTCTTTTTCGACGAACTCGTCAAGTGATTTGCTGGCCATTTCTTTCCCCCGCTTTCCTCATGTCCGATACTTTTTTTTGCGTCGCGCCAGCGTAACCCTCAGAAATCAGCCAATCGACAATCGTCGACGTTGACACGGTCGCCTCGACCACTTGAGTGACCACGTCGCCCGGTAAACAATCTGCCCACTTTTTAGGTGCGCGCTTGTTCTCGTCGGCGTATTGGGTTAAATCCATCAGTAAACCTTTCTTGGTTTTACAGGTGGGCGGCTTTGCGAACATCTCCCAGACGCGCGTACAGGTGGTCACCGGGGCAAGCAGTCCGAGCGTGGCGCGAGTTGCGGTGACCCCACACTTTCACGTCAGGGCGCACCCACTCGCCGGCAATGAGTTGACGTATCAACCACCCGCAAGCGTCGATCGCCACGTCGCTGGGGTGCTCGTTTACTTTGGGGTGAAAATACCCTTGGAACACGATGGCGTACGACGTAGTGTTTTCTCGCCGGGTCGCACCGGGGCGCACCCCGAAACCTCGGCCTTCCAAAATACGCCCGCTCGGTGTAATCACGAATGAGTAAGCCAAGTCGTACCAGCCCTTAACATCCATGTGCAGGTCTTGATGTTTGCGGGCTTCGCCAAGTTCACCTGCGATGGGCGGGCGTGGCCCGGCAGTGTGGTGGATGAAAACATCTGGCCGGTTTTTGAGAAGCGGGTTTGTGTGCTTGGGTTGCCGTGCGCCCCAAATACTACGGGGTGTAATCGTAAACTCTGGCATCATGACGAGTTGGTCGGGGACACGGCGTTGAATCGTGATCGCCTCTTTGAGTTTGCCCCAAGTGTTCGGCCCGACCACGCCGTCTACTTTTAACCCTTCGGCGGCTTGAAACTTGCGTACCGATGCGTCTACTCGTCGACCAAACACGCCGTCTATGCGACCGGGGTGGT